CCAAGGCATTTTGAGCCGCTTTTCCGAGGATTTTTCGGGAAAGTGGCTCTTTTTTGTCCTCGGCAAAGTGTAGAATTCTGACTGGCGTTTTTGTTGGTTCTGCCGAATGCGCGCTCCGAGCACAGATGCCGGTGCGTTAGCCCGCTGTGCGGCATTTCAGACGTTAAAACCGCAGGCAAGCCTCCACCCGCTCCAGGACGAAATCACAGCGTATTGACGATGCTGGGACGCGAGAAAGCAAAGCACCCGCTGCCAGCCAGTGCAGCGGGTGGTCGTTTATCGGCAGGCTCTCAGCAGAGCATCGGTTTTTAATGTCACACCCATTATGTCCTTATGGGCTTCGCGAGTGTCCCGGCAGAGCGGCGAGAGAAACGTCAGTGCGTTTTGAATACGGCTCAGATCAGACGCAGAGAGCGTATTCTCGCGCAGATGGCGCAACACCCGGCGATAGTGCTCATGTGTGATAAGGAGGCACAATCTGTGTAAAATTTTTTCTCGTTCCAGTCAGGGCGTATTTTGCTCTGG